ATGCCGAGCACGTAGAGGTTGGAGCGAAGATTGCTCTCGGTTCGCACGCGCCGGCCCATCAGGGCGCCGAGCATCGCCAACGCGGCGCCGACTGCAAGGTAGGGCTGCGGGCGGATGGCGCTCGCCAGGATATAGTCGACCATGAGCTTGAGCACACCATCGAGCCGATCGAGGCTTGGGAACGGCGGCACCGCGATCGTTGCACGTGCTTCGGGCTCTGCCCGTAGCTTTGACAACATCCCGGCCGCCGGGTGCACTGCATCGCGCGGTGCCGAGCCATCGAGCACCAGCATCGGATCGGGCTTCCAGCCGCGCTCAATGGCGTTGTGATAAAGCGTGCCGGCACCGATGCTCCTGGGCTTGAGGCTTGCCCAGGTCTTGGCAGTGAAGGCGGCATCGTTTTTGGCTGACTGCGCCGACCAGGCTGCGAACAGCTCCGCGCCGGCCTCGGCGATGGCACCCTTGATCGCCAGGCCTATGCGCACCCAGCTGTCGTAGTCGAGATCGGCGTTCGGAATGAATGCGAGCGCCGAGCGCACTGCTTCGATTGTGCCCTGCTGGGCATGACCTGAACGGCCTTCACCACATGGCAGAGTCGCGGGCTTGAGCTGCTCCGGCAGCAGCGCGATCGCCTCATCAAGGAATGCCCGCGCCCGCGCTTCATCGATCGCTGGCAGGCTTTGCAGATCGAGATCGGCAAGGCTCTCTTCCGGCCAATCGTACGGCCGGCCGGTTGCGGGATGGATCGCATAGGCGACGAACTGCTGACCGAGGCAAAGCACCTCCAGCGGATGCCGCTTGACACCTTTGAACGGCGCCGTGCTGCGGTACACCAGCAGGCGCTTGGGCGGACGGCCGATACGCAACGCCGGGGTGTCGCCGAGCCGCTCCCGCGCCAGCCGCTCGATGCGATGCGCAAGGCCGCCATCGTCTGCGATATCGATGTCGACCGCCGCGACGGCACCACCGACAATGCCGATCCCAGCATCGGGCCAGGCGCGCCACTGCGCCAGCTCGAGCTCCGTGGTGGCGCGCGCGGCGTGCCGGGTCCAATCGGGATAATCACGCCAGTCGCCACGGCGATAACGGCCCGGTTTCTTACTGCCGGGCTGGATCGGTATGATCGGGTAGCCATTGGCGACAAGGCGGGCGCCGAACCGGTCCATGAAGTTTGGGGCGCTCATCAGGATGGTGCTCCCCCATTCATGCCATCAAGGCGCCCGCGATCTCTCCCGGCGAGATCGCGCAGGTGGTCGCAATACCCGGTGACAATCACCTCGATCAGCGTTTGCCACTCCTCGAAGCTCAGCTGCGTGAGATCGGTCTTGCCGAGGCTGTCGAGATACTCGCCGCCCATGGCGCCGCCGTGCGCCATTGCGGCCCGTTCGTTCGGAGTTGGATCGATCATGCCGCGCCTCCGGTGACAGAGGTCCTGGCAGATGCGTGAGCAGAGCTCTCGGTAGCTTGTGTCGCGTCCCGGATTGTCGATGGACAAGTTGGCGTTGAACCAGCCGAAGCCTCGTGCTTGGCGACGGCAGACGGCGCAGAGGCCGGGGTATCGCATCGCTCGAACCTGTAATTGATGATCTCGCTGAAGCGGCCGCTGGGACGCACCGCGATGGTGGTGGGCGTGGGTAAGGAGTCGCTCGCCGCCAGCGCAGCCGCGATCGTGCTGGGGACCGGCACATTGCTGCGTGCCCGCCACCACGCCACCGCCTTCTGGCGAGCGTAGCCCGTGTGCTCGAAGCAGACCCACTCGCTGTGACAGACTAGCCCACAACGGTAGTCGACCCGCAACGATGGCGGCTTGCCCGGCTTTTCGTGCCGGCTGAAGGAGACGCCCGACACCGGGACCCACTGCGGCCGCAGGGTCGAGAGGATAGCTAGCGTTGTGGCGGTGGCAGCGACCTTGGTCTCCGGCGGTGGAAACAGGTGCCCACAGTCCGGGCATTGGCGCACCGCAGCCGCCAGGATGCTGTCGCACTCGGGGCAAGTCTTGGTTGCTGGAGCGCCTTCGGCTTCTCTCGGTCGCTTGGGTGTGACCGCATCGATTGGACCATGCCGGGCGACATTGCCGGCAAAATCGAGCACCAGGCAGTTCCGCTTGCCGGGGGCGAGCCGGGTGCCGCGGCCGGCCATCTGCACGTAGAGACCGGCGGACTTGGTCGGGCGTAACATGGCGATCAGATCGACCGCTGGGGCGTTGAACCCAGTGGTGAGCACGCCCATGGAGGCAAGCGCCCGCACGTTGCCGCGCTTGAACGCACCGATGATACGGTCACGCTCCGCCGTAGGCGTGTGACCGAAGATGGTCTCGCAGGAGATGCCGCCAGCGCGGACCGCCTCCGCGACATGGATCGCGTGCTCGACGCCAGAGCAGAACAGCAACCAGGAGCGACGGTTCTCGCCATAGGCCACCACCTCGTCGATGGCGGCCCTGGTGATTGGATCGCGATCGACCGCGGCCTGCAGCTGGCCTGCAATGAACTCGCCGCCACGGCTGCCGACACCGCTGACGTCGAGCTCGATATTGGTCGCCTTGCTGATCAGCGGGCAGAGATAGCCCTGCTCGATCAGGCCGCGGATAGACACCTCATAGGCGATGTCAGTAAACAGCCGTTCGTCGCCCTGATGCAGCATGCCGCTGTCGAGCCGATAGGGAGTGGCCGTAAATCCGATCATTTTGAGACACGGGTTGATCCGGGCCAGCGTGCCGAGGAATCGCCGGTACATGGTGTCGGAGGCGCGTGGAATAAGATGCGCCTCGTCGATCAGCACCAGATCACATTGCTGCACATCATAGGCTCGGCGGTGGAGCGACTGGATGCCGGCGAACAGCACCTGCGCGCCGATCTCACGCTTGCGCAGTCCCGCCGAATAGATGCCGGCAGGCGCTTCGGGCCAGAGTGCCATCATCTCGGCGTGGTTCTGTGCGATCAGCTCGCGCACATGAGTGACAATCAGGATGCGCTGATCGGGCCATTGTCGCAGCACACCCTGGACAAAGGCCGCAAGAACGATCGACTTGCCCCCAGCCGTTGGGATCACGACGATAGGGTGCCCCGATTTGTCGGCAAAATAGTTGTAGATCGCTGTGATGGCGGCCTGCTGATAGGATCGCAATCTCAACATGACGTCGCCTCCCGGCCGTCATTGATCCAGCTCGTGCCATCGACCATGCGGTAGACGACATGGTCGTCGCCGGCATCGACCACCTCGCCCGGGACGAGATCGGGCACGAACAGATGTTTTGGGCAGGCGCGAAGCTGAGCGGCGCGGTCCAGCGGCCTGCCGAAACGCGCGCAGTGCCAGCCACCCTCAACCGGCGTTGCGTGCAGGCAGGATCGGCAGGTGATGGCAGCTGCGGCATCCTCATGACAGACGGGACAATGGTTGCAGAGGCGGCATTCCCACCAGGCGGGATCGTCCGAGATTCGCATCGGCGGGCGTTTGGCTTCGATAATCCGGCGGGCTTTTTCGATTAGCCGTGCGGCTACCTCGCTGTCGGCGCGCACGCGCTCAATGTGTAGTTCGTCGGTGTCCTTGCACACCGCCACATACAGAGCCCGAGTGATACCGGTGAGATGCATGTAGATCTGCATCTGCGCGGCATGCTGCGGCTTGGCCACGACCACACCCTTTGCCACAAGGTCACGGAAGCTCTTGGCCGAATGGGTCTTGAACTCGACCACGTGCCAGGTCTTGGGAGCTTCCTTGAGACCGATCGCGACGGCATCGAGCGCGCCGCCAAAATGCCCGCCGTGCGCCGTGACCTGCCACTGCCGGCCCGTCTGCGGATCGAGGTCGAGCACGGTCGCCCCGGTTGCGCGCAGATTCCGAACGAGCCGCGCCTCTTCCAACTGACCGCTCTCGAACAGGCGCAGAATGCGGCCAGGAAACCGCGCCGGCGTGGTCCAGCGAAAATCGTACCAGAGTGCCCGCTCGCAGGATTTGCCGATCAGGGACGCACCGAGATGCTCACGAAACCCATCGTCGCGGCCGGCTTCGTAGGCGGCGTAGATCGCCGACAGCGTCGGTGTAGGTGAGGGCGGGAGAGCGGCCATCATGGCGCCTCCCGGTTTAGGCGGCGGTGCGCCTCGTCCATGATGCGCGCCCAACTGGTCTCATCATGGCGCTCACGCAGAACGGCGATCACGCAGTCCTTCAGGCCATCCTTCGGCTTGGGCAGAGTGGACAGGCGTGCCAAAAGCTCGGCCCGTTCGCGCTGCAAATGGCGCATCGCAGTCTTGGCGCGGTGGAACCAGCTTGGCTCGAGCGGCTTTCGGCTCGCCTGTCGCTGCAGGTCCGCGGCCGCGATTTGGGTCCGGATTGCCGCAATGGCATCATCGATAGCGGCCAGACGAGCACGGATCGCGCCGCGTGTGGCAGGCTGGTCCTGCTTGTCGGCCGCCGCTGCGGCCCGGATGACGTCGCTGTCCATGGGTATCTCCGGTGCCGTCGTTCATGTTTGACCAACGGTGGCAGTGAGCGGTGTCGCGCTGCCCGACCTCACGCCTGACGCTTCCAAGGCGCCGAGGTGAATGTCGGTGACGGGGCCTGCTGTGGCGGTGCGGGGCGCGGCGGCTGTGGTGGCGCGGCCTTTGCAGCCCGATCGAGCGGCAGGTAGCGCACCTTGTTGCTTTCGCCATAGCCGTTCTTGGGCGGCTGGACCTGAACGTCGGCGATGAACGGGATCAGATGCAGCTGCTCGCTGTCCTGCACCTGCAGCCGTCCGGTGGCGTGGCAGATCGCCGAAAGCGTGCGTTGGGCGATCTCGACGGTCTGCGGATTGGCATTGACCAGATTGAGCCGGTCGAACAGCTTGCGGCCGCGGCAGGGGCCGTCCAGGACATCGAGTTCGAGCCATAGGTATTGGCCCATGCCGTCCTTGGTGACGCGCATCTCGCTGTTGACGATCTGAGCGAGGTATTTGCCCGGCGGCAGCACATCGAGGGGCTTGGCCGGCTCTATGCCGGTGGCGTCGAAGGTGGTTCCGAGATTGGCCATGGCGAGGCTCCTGTTCTGATGTGATTAGGGTTGCGGCATGACCGCGGCGAACGCCTGCCAGTCGAGGGGCAGCACGTCGGGCAGGCCGTAGCGGTTCTTGGCGAGGAAGGCGGGGCGCTCGGCGGTGTAGAGCACCCGCTCGCCGCTTCCGAGCGCGCGGGTTATCTTTTTGTTGAACCCGATGTCTGACTTCACTGTGCTGATGCGGTAGTTGGC